TTTTGAATAATTTTCGAGCCGAGCCGACATAACCGGTGTAGCCTTCACGCAGCGAAGCTGTTGGAATAAATGCGACTTTCTTATTTTCAATTTCTTCTTTTATCAGACTTCCTACACTTGAAAAATGCGAACATAAAAATAGTTTCATCAATATTCTCCTTTATAAATTCCGATTTGTCGTCCTCACTTAAAAACATTATACCATACCTTTTTGAATTTTTCTACCGCTTACAATCGGGAGCGACCTTACAGACAGCACCACCTCGGAATGACCTCGATCCTTGACACATCACCAGTGCAGTTAATTGTGCAAACACCCGACTTGAGAACGGGAAACTCCGTGCCCTTAACCTTATCGTTTTTGAGCGTGGTGCCTTTGAAGCAGTTCATCAGCTCACTGTCGATCTCGATGTACTCATCCAGATTGGAAATCATCATACCTCGACCTTGGGGCTGTATCATTATTACCATCGTACCGCTGCCATAGAGCTTAATATACGGTCGGCTCTCAAAAGCAGTGGGATTTGTAATCGTCAGTTCGGAAGCGTCAGCCGCCACCGTCTCCTGTCCTGTAAAGCTGTATTTATACGGCTTGCAGTTGAAGGTCACGGTAAAACTGCCGACCTTGTTTAGCTGCTCCTCAATGTCCAGATTGCCGGAGATGACACCGTAGCGGAAATATTCCGCATCGTAAGAGTCGGTGATTTCGTGGTATCTGTCCGGCTCGGAATACAGCCAGCCCTTTATGTCCCGCAGGACGGAGGCAAGGGCGGCTATATTCTTCCGAGCGAGGAACACGGTATAGGTGACCTTGATGTTGGCAAAGCGGCGGTTGGGATTGATGATGTCGCCGCTCCGACCGGGAATGGAGATGAACTCCGCATCATACTCCGGTGCTGAGAACACATCCTTTTTCTCGATATGCAGACCGAACTCAGCGGAACTGCGGCCGTTGTAGGTAAAATAGGTCATGCGAATACCACTCCTTTCCGCTGGGCGAACTGGTTCGCCGTTTCCATGACTTCATTGGTGAGCTGACGGATGTCCTCGCTGCTGTAATTGTTGAAGGTGGCGATGTTCAGAGCGATGGTGAAAGCGGACGCCGCCTTGCCGACCACGCCGTCCACGGCGGAGCGAATCGAGCCGTTCACATCAAAGTTGGTGGGCAGAGCCGTCTGCATATCGTGGGCAAGATCGCCCATGACGCCGTTGATGTCCTCAGCCATGCCTTCTGCGGCTTTGACCGCTTCATCGCCGTTATCGTCAATGGAGCCTGCCAGACCCTTGACCAGCATTTCACCGACCCACGCCATTTCCTTTGAGGGCGAATGGATACCGAAGAAATCGCAGATGCCGTCCCAGATGGAGGAGATCCACCCGGACACCTTATCCCACAGCCACGAGGCAAGCTGGGTAATACCGCTCCACAGTCCCTTGACGATGTTGCCGCCGATTTCTACGATTTTATACATCAGAGAGCCGAAGGCTTTCACGATGCCCGCAATGATCTGCGGCACAGCCTTGACGATCTCCACGATGATGGTGGGCAGGTTTTCAATCAGTGCAACGAACAACTGCACACCTGCCATGATGATCTTATCGATGTTTCCAACCAGAGCATTGACAATGCCGGAGATGATTTGCGGAATCGCCTGTACGATGGTGGTGATGATCTGCGGCAGGGCTTGAATGAGAGAAATCAGCAGGTCGATGCCCGCTTGAATAATGAGCGGTATCGCATTCAGCACCGCGTTGATAATACCGTCAATGATTTTCGGAATGGCTTCCACGATTGCCATAATGATATCCGGCAATGCGGCAACAAGCGAGGTCAGAAGCTGAATGCCTGTTTCGATGATCTGAGGAATCGAATCCAGTAAGAAGGTAATGATGCCGTTGATGATTTCCGGCAGAGCAGCAATCAGTACGGGCAGTGCATCGAGAAGTCCTTGCGCCAGTCCTGTGATAAGCTGCAATGCTGCATCCAAGAGCATCGGCAGGCTGTCCACCAGTCCTTGCACGATGGTGACGATAGCCTGCACCGCTGCCGGGATGAGTGTTGGCAGTGCATCCGCAATGCCGGTCACCAGCGTGGACACCAACTGAACCGCCGCCTCAATAAGCAGGGGCAGATTCTCAATCAGCGTGTTCACGATGGTCATGAGCGCGGACACCGCCGCCGGGATAAGCTGCGGAAGCAAAGAAAGCAGCGTTTCCAGCACCTGCGAGAACAGTTCGGTGACTGCTTCCAGCAGTGTGGGCAGCAGTTCACCCACAGCCGTCAGCAGAGCGTCCAGCGCCGTGGGCAGAGCTGCCACGATGTTCTCAATAACCGGGGTGATGTTCGCCACCACGGTCTTGAAGGCATCCACCATGTTGTTGCACAGCAGCTCCATGTCAGCGTCCGCATCACCAAAGCCTACGATGAGGTTCGACACGGCGGATTTCAGTGCATTGACAGAGCCGGAAATGGTGGCTTCCGCTTCTTTTGCGGTCGTACCGGCAATGTCCATGCTCTCCTGCATGACATGGATGGCTTCCACCACATCTGCGTAGGAGGAGATGTCGTACTTGACGCCGGATATCTTCTCCGCATCGGCGAGCAGTCGCTCCATTTCCTGCTTTGTGCCGCCGTAGCCCAGCTTGAGGTTATCGAGCATCGTATAGTTCTGCTTGGCGAAACCCTGGTAGGCATTCTGAATGGAGGACATATCCGTGCCCATCTTGTTGGCGTTATCTGACATATCCGTGATTGCCATATCCGCATACTTTGCGGCTTTCTCGGTATCGCCGCCGAGGGACTGGATCAGGCTTGCGGAAAAGCCCGTGACCGTCTCCATGTACTCGTTGGCAGAAAGTCCTGCCGTTTTGTATGCGTTGGCGGCATACCGCTGGATCTCCTGCGAGGAGTCCTTGAACAGGGTGTCAACACCGCCGACCAACTGCTCATAGTCTGCATAGGCGGCGATGACCTCTTTGCCGAGCTTCACGGCGGCGGCACCTGCGGCAACAGCCACGGCACCGAGTGCCACACCTACGGTTTTGAGAACCTTGCCGAAGCCTTCAAACTTACTGCCGGATTCCTCCGCAGCCTTGCCGCCTTCCTTGATGGCTTTTTCGTTCTCGTCCAGCTCACGATTCATATCGTTGAGGGCGGCTTCGGCATTGTTGAGTTGGATCTGCCAGTTCTGGGTGCGGCGGTCGTTCTCTCCGAAAGAGGTGGCGGCATTCTGCAGAGCCTTGCGAAGAGTGTCGATTTTTGTCGTCTGCTCATCGATCTCTTTTCGCAGCACCTTGTTCCGTGCGGCGAGTGCCTCCACGGATTTATCGTTTTTATCGAACTGAGAGGTGGCGAGCTTCATTTCGGAGCCGAGCACCTTGAAGGACTGGTTGATGTCCGCCAGTGCTTTCTTGAATTCTTTTTCGCCCTCAAGACCGATCTTCAGTCCGAAACTGTCTGCCATGTACCGTCACCTCCTTAAATGCCGTCCGGGATAATATCGTCAATGTAGTGTTCGTGAGCAGGAACAGCCTGCCCGTTATACTGTTTGTGGCACTCCCATAAGTCCAAAAGCAGACCAAACGGCATCAGCCACACCTCATCCTGGCTGAGATGCAGGTGGGCAAGGCCGTAATAAAGAAGCCGGGTAAACAGCTCCGCATCGGAGACCGTTACCCGACTGGTGCGTTTTTTGAGTCTTTCTCGCTTTCCACATTCCGCTTGGTACCCTTGTAGAGCGCTTCCGTAATGGCGGTTTTGTATCCGGCGAGATCAAGCGGCGTGGTCAGAAGCTCCACCACATCCTCGGTGAGCGGCTCCTTTGGGTGCTCCTTATCCTTGAGGTTGTGAATGAGGATGTTCTGATTTGCAAGAAGTGTGATGAGCCACACGATCTCGCCGATAGCCATTTCAAAGTTCTCGGATTTCATCAGCTTCTCGCCGAGGTTTTCCAGACCGCCGTATCGACCGGCGATTTCCTTGGTAGCCTTGGTGGTAAGCAGGAGTGTGTATTCCTCGTCACCGATGGTGATGACTGCAGTTCTCTCGTTATCCATTGTGCGTTACCTCCGTTAACCCTGTTTTTCGGGTGTCGTGGTATAGGTCGGCTCATAGACTTCCTTATACCAGCCCGTAATGGTTGCAGCGGGTGTATCGCCCTCCAAAGCCTCCGCTTTCCACGGATGTTTGCCGCCTGCGTCTGCCTTGTTGCGGCGAAGAATGGTACCCTCGATGGTCGGCGTAGAGAAGGTGATGCTGTCGCCCTTGGTGGCAAGGTTCGTCGCCGGAATACCGAATTTCACTCGGTACAGCCAGTAATACTTGTACTTGCCGTTGGATTTCTTGGCACGAAATCCCACCGCCACAGGGTCGCCTCCATCCTCGGATGCGGAAATCAGCACTTTGTTTTTGTCGATGGTCGCACCTGTGAGGTCGGATGCCGCCGCAGATCCGATATCGTCAATGCCGAGGGAGAGTGTACCGGACTTGAATTCCTTCACGATCTCCGAAGCACCGTCATCGGCATAGAGTGTTGCTTCTGCCAGTTCCACCGAAAGGTCAGCGGAAATGGCTTTGGCAAGCTGGGACGGCGTACCGTAGGTTTCCTCACCGGCGTCGTTCTCGGTGATTTTTGCGTAATACAGTCGGTCAAGACCGATCGTTGCCATGATTCATTCCTCCAAATCGTAGATTTGCGCCACATCAATGGCGTAGTGATGGTAGCCGGTCTCGGTTTCAAAGCCGATATACCGGCGATCGGTAATATAAAAATCCGCACCCAGCAAGGCGCGGACAAGTGAATTTTTCAGCTTGGTATAGCTGCCCTTTGTGAAAAGGGACAGCCGTGCCTCCTGCGTTTCGCAGCCGGGAGCGTTGTCGGCGTGAAGATCGAAGATGTCCGACAGCGGCGTGATGACCAGATATGTGTCCGGTGCTTTGCCGGAGAACACACCCGTTTCAACGGGAACCCCACAACTATTTGCGATGGTTTGCAAATCGGATAGCAGGCTCACAGCTTTTCCACCTCCTCATCCAGTGCCTTGGTCATGGCATCGATACATTCCTGCCGGGATGCGGTTTTCGCAGGTTTCAGAAACGGTTTTGCAGGCTGACCGTGCTTGCCGTATTCGAGAATGTTGGCAAGTTTGGCGTTGCTGCCGCCGTCCGAGCGAGGTTCGGCGAAACCGACCTTGATGTCGTGGTTACCGTCCCGGTTCAGCTTGGAGGGAGAAAGGCCAAGCGCACCTTCCAGTTCGCCCGTGGTGCGGGATTTGAACTTTGTCCCTCTGCCAATAACGGAGGAGAGATTGCTCTTGACTTTTTTCAGCACCACCTCGCCACCGGCCTGCAGGACGGTATCCGCAACGCTGTCAAAGTTGCTGCCGAGCTTGGAAATCTTCAGAAGGAAATCCTCCGGCATTTTCATGTCGCACTTAGCCAACGGTCGGCACCTCCTTCTTTGCCAGCACCTCAATGTACATCCCACGCCCCTTTACATCCTCCACGGACACAATGTCGTAGCGACAGTCATCGCAGATGAGAAACTGATCGGTAGTGACCGTCAGCCCAGGAATACACCGAAAGCGGAATAGGTCGGTGGCCTCACTGAATGCGGCGAGGTTCGCCCAGCGCTGAGAGCCATGCCGACCTTCACGGTACACACGGACGGAAGCGAGGACTTCATCCTCGGAATGGGTAAAGCCCTCGCTGTCCTTGACCTGCCTGGTTTTCACAATGTCGGCAAAGCCGTTCATTTTTCCAAAACTCATACCTGCCACCGCCTATCCAAGCGGAGCAGCAGATTGACGGTGTTCCACACCTGCTGCGCCGCTCCGGTGTTATCCGCAAAGAAGCCGCCCGTGCTGCCGTCCCGGCTTTCATAGAAGTGGGACGACAGCATGATGACGGCTTGCTCTGTGGTGGCTGGCATGGGATTCTCCTTATAGAACCCCTCCGGGATGTGCTGGTAGCTTTCG